GGTCACGGAAATTTACCTAACGGTAATTTCAGCAGTGTGATCTACTCCAAAAAGGTGCAGCTTGCATTCCGCAAGTCTACCGTAGTAGGAGATATTACAAACTCTGATTATTTCGGAGAAATCAGTGCACAAGGTGACACTGTTCGTATCATCAAAGAACCTGAGATTTCGGTCTCGTCCTATGCTCGTGGCACACAGATCACAGCACAAGATCTTGATGATGAAGACTTCTCTCTAGTCGTAGACAAGAGTAACTATTTCGCCTTCAAGGTAGACGATATCGAAGAAGCTCATAGTCACGTCAATTTTATGCAATTGGCTACGGACCGTGCAGCTTATCGTCTAGCTGATCAACATGACCAAGAAGTTCTTGGCTACCTATCAGGTTATGCACAGTCTGCACTACATTCAGCAGCAGACACTGTTAACACAACTGTTAACGGTACTAAAGCTGTTTCAACTGCAGGTTCTGACGAATTGCTTTCTTCAATGAAACTAACTCGTCCTAACTTTGGTAACTTGACAACAGCAGGTTCAACAGGTGACTCTATTCCTGTTGCTGCACGTCTACCAGGTGCTACAGCACTACCAACAGGTTACGTATCACCTAACATGATCGTAGCTCGTATGGCTCGTTTGCTTGATCAACAACAAGTTGACAAGAACGGTAGATGGCTTGTAGTTGACCCAGTATTTATGGAAATCCTACGTGACGAAGATTCACGTCTTCTAAACGCAGATTTCGGTGAATCAGGCGGTCTACGCAATGGTCTAGTCATCAACAACTTGCATGGCTTCCGTATCTATCAGTCTTCTAACCTACCTTCATTGGGTACAGGTGCTGACACTGTAGATAACACTGCACAGTCAGCTAACGCAGGTATCATTGTTGGTGGTCATGACTCAGCAGTAGCAACTGCAGAGCAGATCAACAAGACTGAAACATATCGTGACCCAGACAGCTTTGCTGACATTGTTCGTGGTATGCATCTATACGGCAGAAAGATTCTTCGTCCAGAAGCAATCGCAACTGCTAAATACAACTTGGCGTAATAGGAGGACTTAATTATGGCTAAATCTACTTCATTGCTTGCAAAAGCAGTTATGGTTGAGAAGCAAGTTGAGCTTCCAACTACGACAGGTACAGTCACAGGTCCATCTGTTGGAGCAGGTACTCTTGTTCTAGCAGCTGGTGTTGAGTTAATTGATGCAATGGACTCAGCAGATTATGATGTTACAGTTACAGATGGTACAACTACATTTATGGCTGCTACAGCCGTAGATAGTGGTTCTGCAGGTGACTTTGCATTCGGTACTCAAACACAGGGTATTGTTGCAGCAGCAGACACCATTGACGTAACTGGTACAGCTACTGCTTCTCCAGCAGCAACAGTTACTGCTCGTGTATGGGCTATCGTCGTAGACGTTAACGAGGCAACTCGTGGCGCAGACGAAGTCGATCGTGACTATCTTGCATAACTAAACTAACTTAGGGGGCTGGGCAACTGGCCCCTTAAGGCTATCTAAAAGGTGTTATAATGGCTACATATGTTACATTAGTTAATCAACTGTTACGAAGACTGAACGAAGTTACCCTAGATGTTGCAGGTAATGGATTTGATTCGGTACGAAACGTGCAAGCTCTGGCTAAAGATTCCATTAACAACTCCATAAGAAATATTATTCAAACTGGCCAAGAGTGGCCTTTTTTAAAAACTACTTATACTCAAACATTAGCTGCAGGTACGAGGTTATATGACTTCCCTGCAGATTTTGCTACTGTAGACTGGGACACTTTCTACATAAAAGAACTAGGATCTGCAACTAACACTCCTAGCTACTTACCTACAATTTCTTTTGAAGAATATACGCAAAGATATCGTGGACTAGATGATCAAGGTGATTCAGGTTCTGGTATCTCTGCTCCGCAAAGAGTTTACCAAACATATGAAAGTAAATTTGGTGTTACTCCAGTACCCAATAATGCTTATGAAATTGAATATGTTTATTGGACTTTTCCCTCAGACTTAACCAACTTTGACGATATTTGTGTAGTGCCTGACAGATTTAACCACGTAATTATTGACGGTGCTATGATGTATCTAATGAGATTTAGATCAAACGATCAGAGTGCAGCATTGCATCAACAAAACTTTCAAGAAGGTATCAGATCTATGAGACGTGTTCTTATGGATGATGCCCTAGATATCAGATCTACCGTAGTACAACGTAACAAATCGTTTAGTAATACTATTAGCAGTATAGTTTAATGCCCGAAAATTTAGCTTCCTTTAAAGTATTTTGTCAAGGTGGACTTAACACCAGCCGTGATGTGTTATCTCAGGGTGAAACTCAACCTGGGTCTGCTGTACGGCTAATTAACTATGAACCCTCTGTAACTGGTGGTTATAGAAAAATCAACGGTTTTAGTAATGACTACGGCACAGTAACAGGTACTGGAAATATTCTAGGTGTCTGCGTCATGGACGGAATTAATGATGGTATTTTAGCTTGTAGAGCACCATCAACAGGCAGTCAATATTTTTACTATTGGGATGCTACAGCAGAATCTTGGTCTGCCGTAACTGTAACTGGTTCACCTACAATGACAGGTGTAACTAAAGTAAGATTTACTAAATATAACTGGGGTAATGCCAAAGTTCTTCTTACCGATGGTGTTAATCCTGCTGCTACATATGATGGCACGACTTATACACAGATTACTCATGCCACTGCACCCTCAGCACCAAAATACTCTACTATGTTTAAAAACCACATGTGGTTGGCTGGGGACTCAACAGAACCTCAAAACGTTTACTTTAGTGCTCCTTACGATGAAACAGACTTTTCTCCTGCAAGTGGCGCAGGTGTAGTTAATGTTGGGTTTGATGTCGTAGCAATTAAACCTTTCCGTGATACTCTATATATCTTTGGAACCACAAACATAAGAAAGCTTGTAGGAGATAATATCTCTAACTTCCAGCTACAAGAAGTTACAGATAATCTTGGCTGTATGGCTACTGACAGTGTTATTGAAATTGGGGGTGACCTACTCTTTCTTTCGCAAGACGGGCTACGTCCTGTAAGTGCTACAGATAGAATTGGCGATGTAAACTTAGAAACAGTTTCAAAAGACATTCAATCTATTTTTACGGATATTGTATTTGATATTGATCTTGATACACTAAATGCCGCAGTAATACGCCAAAAGTCTCAATTTAGATACTTTTTTGGTGGTACAGACACACAAGGTATTATTGGGGGTTTTAGAGAAATAAACGGCGGAATTCAATTTGAATATGGACAACTGCTAGGTATCTCTGCAACTTGTGCAGATAGTGGTTACATTGGTCAGTATGAGTACGTAATACACGGAAACACTGACGGTAAAGTTCATAGGCAAGAACAAGGAAATGACTTTGATGGTGGTAATATCTTTAGTCTTTTCCAAACCCCATATTATCATATGGAAGATCCAGAACAACGTAAAATATTTTATAATGTAGCTACATATTTACGTTCTGAAGGAGATAATGAAATCGTTATGAGTATGCTTTATGACTATGATGATTTCTTAACACTAAACCCCTCTGATTTTAACTTAGTAACAGAGGGTGCTGCTGCCTACTATAACGAAGCATTATACAATAGTACGGCAATATACGATGGTAATCCATCGCCTGTGCAAAGATCTAACATCTCAGGCTCAGGTAAATCAGCAGCTATAAGATATGTAACTAATAGCACCGATGCATCACACAGTGTTCAAGGCATTGTAATTACTTTCGGGGTAGGAGACAGGTTGTAAAATGGCAGGTTATACAAGACAAAGTGTGGCTACAATTATTGCTAATGCAGTTATTAAAGCAGGTCCACTTAACGCAGAGTTTGATCAAATCTTAGCAGCATTTAATCAGGCAACAGGGCATACCCATGATGGTAGTTCTGCAGAGGGTGCATATGTACCATTAATTTCTGATACAAGTGCATTTAACAAAGTAGTTATTGATGAGGCTAACAACAGAATTAGTTTCTACAATGACGTATCTAGTGCTGCAGTAGAGCAAATTAGGCTGGAGGACGGTGTACTTAAACCTGTAACAGACAATGATATAGACCTAGGTGCTTCAGGTCTTGAGTTTAAGAATTTGTATGTAGACGGTGTAGGTTACATTGACACTATCGAAATTCACGAGAATGCTACAATTACTGGTGATGTTAGTGTTGGTGGTAATTTAACTGTCGATGGTAATACTACCCTAGGCAATGCATCTTCAGATACAGTTACAGTTACTGCCCAAGTCTCTTCTGACCTTGTTCCAAGTGGAGCATCTTTTGATCTAGGTAGTCTTAGCAAT